GCCCAGATACCAAATACTGCAGCATTTGTTTTATCAGTAATCTTTACATGGCCTTTAATTGGCGACGTAGAATCATCAATTGTTTGTAAATAAGAAGCAAGATTAAATGCGTTTATATCTTCTACGTCAATTGCAATATGTGTTGATACCGAGGTATCTGCAGTGTTAAAACGAATAGTTCCTGAACCAGGATCAGACATAGTTGTACTTGAGTTTGTTGCATACTCAACAGTTACACCACCGAAGTTACCTTCACGTCCCTGTGTACCTTGAATTCCATCAAGACCTTGTACACCCTGTGAACCAACAGTACCTTGGGCTCCTAGTGTTCCCTGTGTGCCTTGTGAACCAATAGTTCCCTGTACTCCTTGAGCACCAACAGTTCCCTGTACTCCTTGAGCACCTAGAGTTCCTTGTGTACCTTGCGAACCAACTGCTCCCTGTGCACCTAAAGTTCCCTGTGCACCTTGTGCACCATCAGCACCAACATAACCAGCAGTACCTTGTGCACCTAAAGTTCCTTGTGCACCTTGAGTACCTAAAGTTCCCTGTGTGCCTTGTGAACCAACAGTACCTTGAGATCCAACTGTACCTTGTGATCCAACAGTGCCTTGTGCACCTGTTGTACCTTGACTACCTAAAGTTCCTTGTGTACCAAGTGTTCCCTGTGCACCAACGGTACCTTGTGTACCTTGTGCTCCAGTAGTTCCTTGTGTACCTCGGCTTGCGTTAATCCACGCAGTACCATTCCATGTCTTTACAACTTTGTCGGATGTGTCATAGTAAATCTGACCTTCGACTGGATTTGCTGGTGGTGTACCTAAGTTTTGAACCTTGGCATTTTGTAATTCAAGTTTGTTTAAATCAATTGGGGTTAAAAACTTACGGGCCATATTCTTTTATCTCCTTAAGATAAATAAGCGTATCCGCTAAAGGCTGATTGGAAAGAGACCGTAAGTGAGTTCGAATTAGTGTACGTAATTTCACCTTCAACAATGTTACCAGCAGAGTCTACAACTGTAACGTTAGGTTTAAATCCTAAATTATGATTAATTGTCCAAGAGGCACTGGCTGCTCCTTGTGTATGTTCATATGCCACATAGGTAGCAATATTTTGAAGAGTTCCTGGATCACCTTTAGTTCCTTGTACACCTTGTGTACCTTGGGTACCTAATCTTCCTTGAACACCTTGTGTACCAGTACCAAGCAATCCTTGAGTACCTTGTACGCCTTGTAATCCCTGTGCTCCACGTACACCTTGCGTTCCTTGAGTACCAGTTGTTCCTCCACCGCCACCGCAACTTCCACAACCACATCCTGCGGGATGGTTTGTACCATCTGGTGTTGTAATTAATACAACGTCATTGACTGCAATTGGTACCTGATTAGCCCCTGGGCGTTGGTACTGTGGGCTCATTGGCTTACCTCTGCTGTCTTAAAAATTTTACCTGAAACATATGTGTGAGTTACATTATCTCCGTTTGTTAATTGTACATCGTAGTATGAAGTTCCAGGAAGCAAACGTGTTTGATCCCCTGTTAAAGATAATACTAATGTACGAAGATTATCTCCATCTTCTGTAATATCTGGTTTTGTTATTGTAAAAGTAGTTATTAGTTGAGCCGCTCCTGGAAGTGCTCTAATTTCTGCTAATGGAGTAAGGGTATCTACCTCAATACCTAAACGAATACTAAATTCATAAGCATCACCTTCATAAACATTTAAATCTTGAGTAACAACTGTTACAGGCAATTCAACATTACCGTAAGTAGGAGTAGGAAGATGTACACGTATAGGTACTGATTGGTCATCAATTTCTTGTGGTTGATAAATAGGGACATAAAAATTTGTAGTTTTTGAAATACGACGCAAACTAAATACATCAATTTTGTAAAGACCAATACCAAGTTGTGAACACAATTCTTTGTACTGTTGTTTACGGACTTCAATCATCTGCATTAACTGGCGATAACGTTCAGATCTAGGGATCATTACCCCGTCTGGCGCTGTAATATCGATATCAAAAGAGGCATCTGTAGCCAAGGTATAAAGGGCTAATGTTGATGCATAAATTACTACTGGGTATTCTTCCAAAGTAGGAAGATTCATAATACTTACTGTTCGGCCATAAGCATCTGTATGAAATGCTGAATGTTGAATAAAAGCATCACTTACAAATTGACACGTTTCAGTATCAGTAAAATAACGGTAGTAGTTACCAGCAACAATAATGGTGTCCCCATCTTCAGGACTGGTATCAAATACGATATAACCTGTAGCCTCTTCAACTTGAACATCGGCTGAAACATCGTTACCGTTTTGATTTACAACAAGGTTTGCACCATCAAGGGGAGAGTAAGGAACTAAAAATCGATTAGTTGTACCATCAGCCGTGAATGGGTATACAAAAGATTTAGGTGTATCGCCAATTTCAGACCTTAATCGATCCGCAAGGCTTGAAATCGTAGCCACGTAACCTCCGTAAAAACTCGATCATATCATCTCGTATTATTTCTAAATAAAAAGGTCCAACCCCCAACTGGGAGGAGGGCGGGAACCAGTTGAGGGTCGGACTACTTGCGACGGCTTTTTAGTTTGGCCGCCAAATATATCCAAGTTCTTCTAGATAACTTGCAAGTTTTGATGGAACACGATACTTAACTCCTGCTTTAAAGGTGTAAGTATTTCCAACTCCATAAGTCATTTCTTCAATGTCAGTGATTGTACGAATAACTACCATGTCACCAGCAGTTGATACTCCGACATTTTCAATTTCATCTAGAACAAGAGGAGCGTCTGGATTTTTAGGATCAAAGACGTCTTTCTCTAAACTTTCAGCCTCAATTTTAGTAGCGATAGAAATTTCTTCTTGGCGCTTCTTTAGTTCTGCTGCATTTTTCTTTGCTGCTTGTTCCGCTGCACGACCTGTTGCGTCTAGCGGACTTGTTTGTGTATTTGCCACGTTGTTTATTCTCCTAAGTTAGTTGTTGATGGCTGGGAGCCAAAGAAGGAGTATGGCTCCCAGACATCGGGGTAAAACAAATTAGTTGGTGTAAACCTTACAGATCGCTTGATCTGTGATTACGCCAAGACCCCAGATTGCGTACCAAGCAAGAGCGTGTTCACGACCGAAGTCAAGAACGCCACCATCACGAAGTTCAACTGGAAGTGAGATTGCGTGACCAAATGCATTGTCACCAATCATGATTGCTTCATAAACTGAAGCACCATTACCTGTTGCTGAGGTTAGGTAACCTTTTTCTGCTGTGTAATCAGCAGATACTGGGTTTCCGCCTGAACCTGGGGCTGTGTTAGCCTTAACAGGAGCAGAGTATTGGTTTGCTGGAACTGCAACATCAGATGAAGTTGTGTAAGAAGCGTTAACTGCTAACTTCTTAACTTGAGTTGTCTCAATGAATACTACGTCGTACAAACGACCAATTTCACCAAGCATGAAGTTACCAGGAGCGGCGTACTTCGTTACTTCAATGAATTCTGGATTTGAACGGATATCACGAGACTGTGATGGGTGAACGAACATTACGTAAGTCTCACCTAAACGAGGGATGTTCTTACCAGCAAGAGTAAGAGCAGCATCCTTAACTGCACCAGTTGATAACTTGTAGTTACCATCTAGGTCAGAGAATGCAGTTGCCTTTGTTCCTTCGTTGTACCAGTCGTTAACGCCTTGTAGACCTGTGCGATCATAACCGAATACGGCTGATGTAGCAGCAGACAAGGTATTACGTGCCTGTACATCTAGGTACTGTGCCATGTGGCGACCTAGAAGACGTGAGGCTGATGCCATTACGTCATCGAAAGATGCGTTCAATAAAAGTTCAGATACTGCTACTGCGTAGCCGTGCTCTGCAACTGTGATCGCAATTTGCTCTGCTGTAAGAGCGTTAGTTGTCATACGAACACCTTCAGTTAGAGGTGTTGGATCGATACCGAAGTTCTTGTAACGAAGGAAGTTCACACGAAGACCAGGTGCTACACCTAGTTCAGTCTTCTTAACTGCGAATTGCTCGAAACGTAGAATTGGCATTGCTTGGAACAAGATTTCCTTGCTCCAGATTGTTTGGATTGCTTGGTTCAGGCTGCTGTTAGCGCCTGAGTAAGCGGTTGGCGCAGTAGCGAGTTGCCCTGTACCTGTAATTGCACTTGCCATTTAGGTCAAGTCCTTTCCTAGTAGTTGTTTGGGATTAACCGAACAGTCCCTGACCACGATTGCTTGCAGCAGTGCCAAGTAGTTTGGCTCTTTGTTTCGCATAGTCCGCCAATGACATTTCCCTGATCGAATCAGGAGAGTACGATTTTTGTTCCGAGTCATTATCGAGGGGTCCTGCGGCAGGATTAGTAATTCTAGTTCCTGCCATTTGTTGTCTTGCGCTTTGCAT